TCCCGCCACTCTTTAAGTTGTCAGGTATTCTCAATGCACCCGCGCTTAACCCGCTTTAGCGCTGATTTATGGGGAGCCCTCAGCGCTTCGGCGGGTTTTTTGTTGTTTATTTTCGGCGAGCATGATGCATCTGGTTGTACTGATGTGGCTGGCTGCTCCTGTTATTCAGGTGGCTTATTGCTGTTGATTGGTATGTCTTCACGGCTAGAATCGAGGCTCTTAAGTAGCGCGCAGGGAGAAGAGGGATGGACCCTGAACAGGGGAGTGCTATTTATCTGGAAGGATTCTGTTGATGAAAATCGAAGAATTACGTGAAATTTTTAGTGAAGATGGCCTCTATACTGTGCGCGTTGAGAATGGCGCTATTGTCAGCCACTGCCGTATTAAATGTTTACAGTTACAACAAAGGAAGAGTGGGGCTGCGTTAATTTACTTTGTGGATGGACTTGTGACGGATGGTTTTATTTTGCGTGAAAATGAATTTGTCACATCATTGCAGTCTCTGAAAGAAGTTGAGCTTAAGGCTGGTTTTTCTGCTTTTGAATATGAGTGAATTCAACTACAATTCAGCGCAGGGCTGAACCCCTGTTGAGTAACACTGTGCCACCGGAGAAAGCCGATGGCGCAAAATTCCAGACCACACAATTCTGATAATTCAGCCGTCTTTGCCAGCAGGCGCGGGCGGCGTTCTCATGCATTTAAATCTGACTGGTTCCAGCACGATCCCTGCACTGAAGAACAGGCCGAATGGCTGATTCATAACTACCGCAGACGTGGCTACGAGTTTCAGAAAGACCTCAGCCCTGACTTCCGACACTGGATAATTTCCGTCAGGCTTCCTTATTCCGAACGCCCACCGCGTCCGTCCCGCACATTCCAGCAACGGATCTGGAGGTAACATGCGGGTATTACTTCGACCTGTTCTGGTACCGGAACTCGGGCTGGTGGTCCTTAAGCCAGGCCGTGAGTCCATGCAGGTATTTCATAATGCCCGGGTGCTGGTGGAGCCGGAACCGAAAAGCATGCGCAGTCTGCCGTCAGGAGCTGTTCCTGTCGTTCGCCAGCCGCTCGTGGAAGATAAATCATTACTGCCATTTTTCAGCGATGAGCGGGCTATTCGTGCTGCTGGCGGCGCTGGCGCATTGTCTGACTGGCTCCTGCGTCATGTTAAATCCTGCCAGTGGCCTCATGGTGACTATCACCACAGCGAAACCGTCATACATCGTTACGGTACCGGCGCGATGGTGTTGTGCTGGCACTGTGACAACCAGCTGCGCGACCAGACATCAGAGTCATTCGGGCAACTTGCTCAACAAAACTTGTCAGCATGGATGATTGACGTCATCCGTCACGCAATGAATGGCACACAGGAGCGGGAATTATCGCTGGCTGAATTATCCTGGTGGGCGGTCTGCAATCAGGTGGCGGACGCGCTACCGGAGGCAGTATTACGTCGTTCTCTGGGGTTACGTGCGGAAAAAATCCACTCGGTATATCGCGAAAGCGACATCGTACCGGGAGAGCAGACCGCCACCAGCATACTGAAGCAGCGCACAAAAAATCTTGCGCCGCTGCCTCACGCCCACCAGCAAAACCCGCCACAGGAAAAGACGGTGGTCAGCATTGCCGTTGATCCGGAGTCACCGGCTCAGTATCTCCAGCGCCAGAAACCACAACGGGAAGAGATGCCTGTATACACGCGCTGGGTAAAAACGCAGAAATGCATGACGTGCGGTAATCAGGCAGATGATCCGCATCACATCATTGGTCATGGACTGGGAGGAATGGGAACAAAGGCTGATGATTTGTTTGTTATTCCACTGTGTCGCAAATGCCATAACGAACTGCACGCCGGGGTAAAAGATTTTGAAGAAAAACACGGCAGCCAGCTGTTGTTGCTGATTCGTTTTTTAATGCACGCGAGAAATTCGGGTGTCCTGAAGTGGAAAGCATGAATGACTGAACGCATAGAATTTGTTTTGCCTTACCCGCCGACGGTGAATACCTACTGGCGACGTCATGGCAATACGTATTTCATCTCGGAAGCCGGAAAGCGTTATCGCCGTGATGTGGCGCTAATTGTTCGCCAGCAGCGGCTGAAATTAAACCTGTCCGGAAGGCTGGCGATAAAGATTATTGCAGAGCCACCGGATAAGCGCCGTCGGGACCTGGACAATATCCTGAAGGCACCGCTGGATGCGCTGACGCATGCTGGACTACTTATAGACGACGAGCAGTTTGATGAAATCAATATTGTGCGCGGTCAGCTCGTTCCTGGTGGGCGGCTGGGGATAAAAATCACAGAACTGGGGTGCGCATGAATAACCAGTATTTACAGTTTGTGCGTGAGCAGCTCATTATCGCCACCGCTGATTTGAGTGGGGCAACAAAAGGTCAGCTTGAAGCCTGGCAAGAGAATGCTATGTTCGATACAGGGCGTTACAGGCGTAAAAAAATCCGGTACCGCGATGAAGTGACTGGAAAAATGATAACGCGGGATAATCCACCAATCCCGGGAAAGCAATCGCTGGCGAAGGGGACGTCAATTCCTCTGGTCAGTCCGGTTGAGTTTTCGACATCATCGTGGCGGCGGGCTGTTCTGTCTCTTGAAGAACATCATAAAGCCTGGTTGTTGTGGTGTTACAGCGGGAATATTTGTTGGGAATATCAGATCGCGATAACACAGTGGGCGTGGAATGAATTTAATACTCAATCCGGTACCAGAAAAATTGCAGGGAAAACGCAGGAACGCCTGAAAAAATTAATCTGGCTGGCGGCGCAGGCAGTAAAAGCAGAACTTTTTGGTGGGGAAGGTTATGAATACCAGGAGCTGGCATTACTGGCGGGAGTGACAACTAAAAACTGGTCCAAAACATTTACTCGTCACTGGGTTGCAATGAAACACATTTTTCACCGACTGGATAGTGAGGCTTTATTGTTTGTAATGAGAACACGTTCAAAACAAAAGGCGGCATTTTCAAAGCAAAGTGTTGCAAAAGTAGATTGAAAGGAATATATTTCATGCAAATCTGATATTTTGCCGATTTTGTACGTGATGGCAAAAGCAAACAAAACCCGCCCATAAGCGGGTTTTTTTGTGCCACTTATCTCGGATAGACATGGTGAATGCGCTGGTGGAGGAAGTAAGGGTAATTTTTAACCAGGTGATTTTTGAACCCTTGCAACATTGATTTTGCAACGTTATTATCCTGCGCCCGGCCCTTTAGCTCAGTGGTGAGAGCGAGCGACTCATAATCGCCAGGTCGCTGGTTCAAATCCAGCAAGGGCCACCAGCCGCCACTAGCTCATCAGGAAAGAGCGTCAAGCCTTTAAGTTGAGTGTGCGAGGTTCGAGTCCCCGGTGGCGGTCCAGTGCCGACTTAGCTCAGTAGGTAGAGCAACTGACTTGTAATCAGTAGGTCACCAGTTCGATTCCGGTAGTCGGCACCATATGCGGGCATCGTATAATGGCTATTACCTCAGCCTTCCAAGCTGATGATGCGGGTTCGATTCCCGCTGCCCGCTCCAGTTAGAGTCTTTCAGTCTGCGATGATGGGAAATCCCGGAGTGACTGAAAGACGTTTAAGTTATGAATGAGCGCCTTTTTTTGCAAAATTGCTGTGCAGGAATAACAATCTTCGGGCAGGCGATCATTCATAAGCACTCTGCTTTTATTCCGATTAACTGTGGGTGGTTTGTTGGATAGAGTGCTTTCCTGACTGTAGATCCAATTTCGCCCGCTTTTGCGGGCTTTTCTTTTCAAATCCCTTCCATCTCTCAGTGTAAAACTACGCCATCCGTTATTTGCGGAGGTGAGGCTATGAAATCCATGGACAAAATTTCAACGGGCATTGCCTACGGTACATCCGCAGGCAGTGCTGGCTACTGGTTTTTACAGTGACCATAGGATAAATTCGATGTCGATTAAACGTTATGATGTGGTCAGGGCAGCCTCGCCGTCAGATCTGGCGGAAAAACTGACACACAAACTGAAAGAGGGCTGGCAGCCATACGGCGGACCGGTTGCCATTACGCCGTACACACTTATGCAGGCGGTGGCAATTGAAGGCGAGCCACAGGTAGGTCCTTTATCTGAGCCGGACTGGTATTACGTGGTTGTGCTTGCCGGACAGTCCAACGGCATGGCTTACGGTGAAGGGCTTCCGTTACCGGATTCTTACGATGCTCCGGATCCGCGCATTAAACAACTGGCACGCCGCAGCACGGTAACCCCGGGTGGCGAGAGTTGTGCGTATAACGACATCATCCCGGCTGACCACTGTCTGCATGATGTGCAGGATATGAGTACGCTGAATCATCCGAAGGCAGACCTGAGCAAAGGGCAGTACGGCTGTGTCGGACAGGGCTTACATATTGCCAAAAAACTGCTTCCGTATATCCCGAATAACGCGGGGATCCTGCTGGTACCATGCTGTCGTGGTGGTTCGGCATTCACCCAGGGCGCGGAGGGGGCATTCAGCGAGTCCACGGGGGCCAGTCAGGATTCGGCACGCTGGGGTGCGGGTAAGCCGTTATATCAGGATCTGATTTCCCGCACAAAAGCGGCATTGCAGAAAAATCCCAAAAACGTTCTGCTGGCCGTCTGCTGGATGCAGGGTGAGTTTGACATGAGCGCCGCCACCCACGCACAGCAACCTGCGCTGTTTACAGCCATGCTGAAGCAGTTTCGTGCCGACCTCTCCGTGTTTAACGCGCAGTGCCATGGTGGCAGTGCTGCAACTGTGCCGTGGATTTGTGGTGACACGACGTATTACTGGAAAAATACATACGCTACCCAGTACGACACCGTGTACGGCGGGTATAAAAACAGGGAGAGTGAGGGCGTTTATTTTGTGCCCTTTATGACAGACGGTAACGGTGTCAATACCGCCACTAACGCGCCGGCAGAAGATCCGGATATTCCGGCATCAGGATATTACGGTGCGGCATCGAGAACGAATGGAAACCAGGTATCATCAAACCGCCCGACACATTTCAGCTCATGGGCACGCAGGGGCATTATTCCGGATCGTATGGCAACCGCCATTCTGGACGCAGCCGGTCGCACCTCAGCCTTCATCAGTGGTAAGGCACCGGAAATCAAACCCTCGCCCGGCGGCGACACGCCATCGGGTCCGTCCGTTCGCACGATCTCTCTGCTGCCGGCAGCCGGAGAGGCTGCTGCGCAGGGCTGGAGCATTAAGGATGGCGGAATTCAGTTGTCAGATGGTGTATTTAAGATCACCAAGCAGAGCAATAAAACCTGGTCCCTGACGCATCCGGTGGATGACGCAATTACCCTGCTGACACAGGGCGGCAGACTGACCTGTAAGTTCCGCCTGTCTGGAGCTCTGACCAATAATCAGTTCGGGCTGGGGATTTATCTGTATACGGACGCTCCCGTTCCTGATGGTGTGGCGATGACGGGTACCGGTAATCCGTTCCTGATGTCGTACTTCACTCAGACCACTGACGGCAGACTGAATCTGATGCATCACAGGAAAGCCGAAAACACGAAGCTGGGGGAATTCGGGGGCTACAGTAACGACTGGCAGACGCTGGAGCTGGTGTTCACCGCCGGCAGTGCCACGGTTACTCCGAAACTGAATGGAGTGGCTGGCCCGGCATTCCAGGTTATAAAAGACAGTCTGACTCTGGGACTGAATGCGCTGACGCTGACGGATGTTACAAAAAATGCAGCGTATGGCGTTGAGATAGAAAGTCTGATGCTGGAGATAAATGCACCGGCATCATAATAAAAAAGAGCCAGCGACTGACCTGAAAAAAGAAGACGCTGGCTAAAAGGCCTTATATGTTCGCAGGGAGTTATTTCTCACAGACAGCAATGATGTCTGTCAATATATTATTAATATGCGGATTGTGTTTGTTACGGATGCTAAAAAAACAGCCAGCACTGACTTTCAGTGGAGAGGTGCTGGCTCAGAAGGATAGTTATGTTTCCATGATTTTTATACCGGACGGTACATTTTCTGACAGACAGTGACGGATGTTGTCAAGATATTGTGTCATT